CTATCCATGACTTGATTTGTGCTATTCTTTTCTGAAGTAACAAGTACCTAGAAATCTTTTTAGCTTCTGGTAAATTAATACCATCTAATACCTCTTCATTAACAATCACATTACCTTTATCTGTATGTTTCTTAGGTTTCCAACCTATCTCCATAAGTCTGTCAGCTATCTGTTGTCTAGAACCTATGTTAAAAGGTATGTATTTTATTTTTGTTTTTAAATCTTTTCTTGTTGGGTCAAAACGTATACGACCCCACTTCTCTAATTCATTAGCTTCATCTCTTAAAGTATTATATAAAGACATAGCCTTTCTAACATCAAGATAAAAGCCATTCTTTTCTTGTTGGTCTACAATAACCCTTACCTGATGCTCTAAATCAATAGAAGATTTAGAGAAACCTTGACCTTCTTTTTTTAAATGTTCATATAACTTATGTGTTATGTCTACATCTTGTTGACAATACTTTCTTAACTCATGTGTATATTTTGCAAAAGTATCTATAGTTCCTTTAGGAAAATTAAATCTGTCTCCCCATGCTCCAAGGCTATGACCACCTTCTCGTAATGGATTAAACATCTGAGATAGTATTAATGTATCTGTTACCTGTGAAGGTTTAATTTCTACACCTAACAGTCTGTTTAATACAGGAGCATCAAAAGATAAACCATTATGCATTATATACTTATCAATATCTTTAGACCAATTTTTAAATACATGCATATTACTTGGGTCAAATACTGTAAATACATTTGTATCTATATTTTTAGCTACAATACAATTAACTACACTAGCATCTATCTGGTCTGTTTCTATATCAAGAACTACTTTCATATTCCTCCTCTTGTTTATCTTTTGGTAAATAGACCATATGAAAAGCACCACAGTTAGGACAAGATAAATTTGTTTCCATACAAAACTCCTCATCTTCATGGTCAATGTCATGGTCACCACCCCATATTAATTCTGTGCCACAATGCCAACAGTTCATTAGAAAGGTACCTCCTCTTTATTATCTTCTGTATTATAGTCTACTTCGTAGGGATTGTCAATCTCTTTCATACGACCTGTCTCTTTATTGTAGTGAAGATGTGTAGCTATACCTGTATCACCTGTATATCTATTCTTTAATATTCTAAGTGTTGTTGTATTAGCTTTTACTTCATCAGTATCTTGTTGGTTTCTTTCTAATCCAATCACACCATCAGATAGATGAGCAATACTTGCACTACCACGTAAGTGTGAAAGTGTAATCTCTTTACCATCTTCATGACCTCTATCTCCTGCAGGTCTACGTAGATGTGATACTAATAGCATACCAATACCTGTTTGTTCTACAAGACTTCGTAACTTAGTCATCAATACATCAATAGACTTTCTTTCGTCTCCTTCATCTTGTCCAGATACAAGGATAGATAAGTGGTCTACAAATATCCATTTACATTCTAATGCTTGTGCCATAAATCTAACTCTAGATAATATCTCGTCATTATCTATAGAACCAAAGTGGTCAAAAGCAAAGAACCTACCAGAACCTATGGTTTCTTTTTCATATTGTTTGAGTTGCTCTATGCTAAACTTGTTTCTAACTTCCTTGATATACAATCTAGCATTAGCTTCTACTGACATAATATTAAATGCAGTATTCTTGATACCTTCTTCTAATGCAAGAATACCTATATTGTGATTTGTATTCTTGAGTAAGTGGTGCATCATCTCTCGCATGATAGAAGACTTACCCATACCTGCACCAGAAGTAAATGTAATTAACTCACCTGTTCTCATCCCATAAGTCTTATCATTTAGTTTAGCCCAAGGATATGGAACAGTCTCACAAAAGTCTTCTGTGTATAACTTGTCGCCCAGGTCTCGTAGATTAATAATACCTGCAGGTGTATAAGGTTGTGCGTTCCACCATGCTTGTGAGAACTTTTCTCTCTTACCCATCTTTAGATATTCATTTGCATCTTTGAACTCCATGTTCATAATCTTACATTTGTTTGGACTAAACAACTGAGCCACCTTCTCACTAGCTTCTTGTCCTTGCTTGTCCATATCAAATGATATAACTATGTTTTGAAAGCTATCTAAATATTCAAATGCTTTTCTACAATCTCGTACTGCAGAACCTGCACCTGTTTTTACAGATACACATGCCCACTTACTACCTAATAATTCATAGGCAGACATAGCATCTACTTCACCTTCAGTTATAGTTATGTATTTACCACCACCTGTGAACAAATTTTGTCCAAACAAAGTAGCATCTGATATGTTTCCTTCTACCCACATATTTTTAGTAGGCACATCTCTAACTTTGTTACCTATATTGTTACCACCACTATCAAAATACTTGTAAATGTGATGTGTATTCATGTTACCATTCACCTTTACTTGTGTATGATACTTTTGTGCTGTTTCTTTACTGATATTTCTTTCAGTCAAAGCACCTGTAGTACCAACAGTCTTAATTAGACTCTCAGTTTTCATAGGTATTACCTTTTCTTGTTGCATATTCTCTCCAAATCTTGTGTTACAGGAAAAACAATAGCTATATCCTTCAGAATGTCGTACATTACCATCACTTGAACCACATTTAGGACAAGCACCCCTGTCTAGCCATGTTTTTTGCATAATTTTCCCCTAAATTTTTAATTATATATTATATTAAAATAATAATCAATAAATAATTATTATTTTTTATATAATATTTTAATCTACTTCAATAGAACTACCATATAGGTTATCAAAAGCACCTATCTCAGAATCTTTAGCTTCGTATACATCTTTTTTAGCTAACTCCATAGCTTCAAAAGAAGGGTAGCCTTCTTCTAGGTACTCGTAATATCGTTCTTTAATTAGCTCTTTTATTTCTTCTGCTAATAAGTTCATTACACTATCCTCATCTATAAATTTATAATATAAAAAATAAAACCAACAACTAAAATAACAGGAAAGATATGGTTTAACCATAAACTTTTTTTCTTAGCATTTTTAAACCATTTACCTGTAGCTTTTAGTCTTCTTTCTCTTGCTCTATCCACCTGTTTTAAAGTCCTTATCTATATGACTTGCATCAGGACTGTAAAGACCTTTATCAGGTTTAGTTTTATCTAATTCTTCTCTTAGTTGTTTGATTCTTACATAAGCAGTTCTTAATTGTTCTTGTAAGTCTCTAACATTTTTTTTAAGAATTTCTATTTCGTTCATTGTACTCTCATAAGTTGTACCATATCATCAATAAGTGCTTCCATTCCAAATCCTCTTTCATCATACAAGTCTTGTAAAAATAATCTTGCTTCTTTTTCATTTTTAAAATACATAACTTGTCCATCTTCTTCTTCTAGAATATCTGGTAGCTTAACATTATTAGGATAAGGCATAGATATTACATACATATTATTTTCCATATACTCCTCATTATACATTACATTTTCTATATAGTCAATACCCTACATAGGGTACAATAAAACATAGAAAATACCATACTAAGATACTTATAAATATTTGTAACATTTCTCTATTTATGTTTATCATTTTTAATACTCCTCTCAATTTTTTCGTATAAACTATTGTTATACTTATGTAATTTATAGTTAACTTTATTATCTCTTAAAATATCAAACAACCTATCTATCACATTTTTTTTGTTAGGTCGTCTGTTAAAGTCTAATTCTATTTCTACTTTGTATTTCATTCTTCCTCCTTCTCTCCAGAGATAGCACCTATCTTTCCTTTGAAAGGTATTACCTTTGCACTAGGTCTAGTTTCTTCTACTAGCTTTATGTCTGCATCAAAATCTATGTCTGGTGGAAACATAAAATCTTCTAGTTCTGTATACCCACCTATGTGTAGAAAGATTTGTGGCACAGTCTTATGTCCTGCTTCTCTAAATCTTTTTATCTTAGGCAAGTTATCTAGCACTCTCTCTTCGTATACTTCTCCTGCTTCATCTAGTAATGCCTTTGCTTTGGTACAATACTCACAGTTCTTTTGTGTGTATATAATATATTTAATCATACTCTATCCTCCTTAATAAATACTGTATCAATAGCCCAAGTATTCTCAGTATCTTTTGTACCTCTTTTCCAATACAAATGGTCTGGTTCACTTAGCCAATCATCTGGGGTATCAAACTCATCTAAGTCCCACATTTGATTCTTAACTATATTTAAGGTACGCATAGCATCTTTCTTCTTAGTTACTGTATAGTGTTTTCTACCATCACATTCTTCATACAAGTATCTAACCTTACCTGTTGTATTATTAATAGACTTTATCTTATATGCTATCATCTGCTAAGTCCTCCTCTCCTTCTGTAATCTCAGAATCTGCACTACCAATTTCATTACCATTATAGGTAACTATTGCAATAGAACCATTATCTAATGGAACTTTGTGTCTATCTCCATATTCT